TAGCAATCCTAAATCAGATCAGAAAGGAAAACAATATAAATCTTTGGCCCCTAGATTGAAGACCAAAGAAGGGAGAATTAGAGGTAAACAAAATTGCTTCAAACAGGTGAATGCCTATTAAGTTGATTCAAACACTTAATAGGGGAAACATTGTAATTGAATCCAAGTATGGAATATTACTTGATTAATCACCTAGTCTTATATATGTATATAAGGCGACACTGTCAAATTGCGGGAAAGTCACAAAAATTTGTCGTACTCAAAATAAACTCATGTGTAATGACATGAGAGTTCAAAAATACTTAAAGAAAAATAGATATAAATAATTATATGGAACAGAAAAAAGAAGTTAAACATATAGTTTACAAAATAACTAACATTATAAATGGAAAAATATATATTGGTCAAACAAAAACACATTATATTACTGGAAAAGAATATGGTATAGAGCGTAGATTCAAACAACATTGTAAAAATGTAAATTTTAGCGGCATGACTAGTTGTAATAGATTAATATGCGCTATAAAAAGTTATGGTCCAGAAAATTTCAAGATTGAAGAAATTTTAAGATGTAATGAAGATGAAATTGACGAAAAAGAAATAGAAGAAATAGAAAAACATCAATCAAGAAATATGGAAATTGGATACAATGTTGCTATTGGTGGAAAAGGAGGATATAGTTTTAAACAACATGAAGAGAGAGAAGATGTTGATTTTATAATAAAAGATTTTGTTGCAATTGATAAAAAATATCGAAATAATAAACAAACAGGTTATAAAGTACAATTATGTATTGATACAATTATATATCATAAATCTTTTTGTAAAAAATCAATTTCATTAGATGAAAATAAAAAAAATGCGGAAAAATGGGCTAAAAATATGAAAGATGAAAAATTCCGTAAAAAATATCTTCAAGAATCAAAAAGAGATCTACCAAAGAATATTTCAGAAGTATGGGAATATAATAAATGTGTTGGTTACAGAGTAAATTTAATGATTAAAGGAAAAAGAATAGATAAAAGTTTTCAAAGCTTAACTATATCATTAGATGAATTACTAAAAAATGCGAAAGATTATTTAGCAAAGAAATTAGAAAACCCTGACGAAAAAGATCCGGAAGATTATAATAAAAAAAGTAATTTACCTAAAAATATAGTTAAAGTTGTTGAAAAAGGTATTCATATAGGTTATAGAGTTAAGTTAATAAAAAATGGTGTAAGAGTTGTTGATAAAATGTTTCAAAGTAGAACAACACCTTTACCTGAATTATTGGAAAAAGCTATAAATTATAAAAATGAATATTTCGATAAGTATTTGACAAAGTAAAAATCGACAAATAGATATGGGAAACCATTGTGGGATAATCCGCAGCTAAATAGAAAATGAATAATTTTCTTAAATGTTCAGAGACTAGATGATAGTGGGTATCTTAAAATAGATGCCTAAGGTATAGTCCACCAATAATATAAACCTAAGGCGTTTGCTATGGTTAATTATTGATGAATTTAATGGGAAAACGTGGTAAGTTGCTACGAACAGGTGAATGCCTAATGAATTGATTCACATATTCATTAGGGAAAACATTGTAAGTGAATCTTTAATATAATCACCTAGTCTTATAATAAATTTTTATAAGGCAATACTATCAAATTGCGGGAAACTTTCATAAATTTATCGTACTCAATGCTTTAGTATAATGACTAAAGAATAGTAATAATCGATAGATAATTGCAAGAAATTGCTATGAAATAATCCGCAGCTAAATGGAAAATATATAATTTTCCTAAATGTTCAGAGACTAGACGGTAGTAGGTATTCTTTAATAGAATGCTTAAGGTATAGTCCAATTTTTGCAAGCCTAAAATATACAGATATTAAAAAAGTATATCATGGAAGCAAAAAAAAATTTTACCGCACGTACCGTAATCACATCGGACCCAACGATAGATAACAATCAATTAGGGGTTCCGGTAAAGATTGCAATGAATTTAACATTTCCTGAGGTTGTAACACCATACAATATAGAATATTTATCAGGACTTGTAAGAAAAGGGAGAGATAACTACCCAGGAGCAAATTTTGTATTTCCAACAAGTTCCAGTATATCTGGCGAACATGTAAGATCTATAGATTTGCGATACAGAAAAGAATATGAATTGAAATATGGTGATATTGTTGAGAGACATTTGAAGGATGGCGATATTGTACTATTAAATCGTCAACCTACTTTGCACAAACAGAGTATGATGGGACATAGAATCAAAGTTATTAATGACCCCACTTTATTGACCTTCAGGATGTCTGTGAGTATCACGACCCCCTATAACGCAGATTAAATCAAAGTTTGCAACAGGTAACTGCCCATTTGAGGAAAAACAGTGATTTTGCCTAGTCATTAAATATTATGTTTTAATGGCAACACTTCCAAATTGCGGGAAACCCCTGAAGAAATTAGATACTACCTATTATTAGAAATAATATTAGGGATCTCGATTAATAGTCGAAACCGATAGTAAAAATGCTAATTTTATAGGATAATCCGCATTCAAGATTCATAAAATATTATGAATAAGATTCAGAGACTATACGGTAGTGGGTTAGTTTTAATACTAGCCTAAGATAGAGTCCACTCCATTACGTAAGTAATATGTAAAGTAGTATTTACATGTGTAATGACCATAATAGGAAATGATTATGCGAGCATGGTATAAAGATTTGACGGTGACGAGATAAAATATTTGTCTCAGTATGTATAAAAGTACATGCTAGTCTATTAATGAATAGGCAACACATTCAAATTGCTGGAAACTCCTAAAACCTTTATTACTAAACATTATATATGTGGCTATAGGGAAACTTATAGGTATAGTAAAAATATAAAGGATATATGGACAATCAGCATCCGAGCTATTTAAGAATATTAAATAGAAGGTTCAGAGACTAGATGTTTGTGGGATGATTAATTATCATCTTAAGATATAGTCCAAACCCATCCAAAAGGATGATATAGAGTAGTATCTATATAAATAATGATTATAGAAGGAAATGTCTATATGAATTTGGTATAAAAAGAATTTATACTTTACAACTAAAAATTTAGTGCAGTGTTGATTCTTTTTGTGGAATATTTTTTTACCTCAGTCAATCCAATCGCAGATAGAGCTTGAGGAGATAGCCGACGTAAAGAGACAGATTATATCGCCGTCCACATCACGTACTACAGTCGGTATAGTACAGGACGGTTTATTAGGAGCGTACACATTGACATCGCCAGCAACAAGAATAGATTGGAGAAGTGCGATGAATATAATGTCATATACATCTATAGATGATTTTTCATCATTCAAGAAAGATAAAGAGTATACAGGACATGAGATATTCTCTCTAATTATACCACCAGGAATAAATATTAGTAAAGGACCATTACAATTGAAAAATGGTATATTAGAATCAGGTAGATTAAATAAAGATATTTTAGGTTCAAAGAAGAAAAATGCCATTCATCAATTGATTTGGGATGAATATGGTGCAGAAGAAACAAAAGAATTTATAGATGATACACAAAGATTAATAAATAACTATAATTTACATAGAGGATTTACAGTAGGATATGGTGATGCTATAATAAGTAATGAAATAAAAGATCAGATTACTAAATTATTCAAATCAAAAGAACAAATAGTAAATCATATGATTACAGAAATAGAAAACAATCCTGATTTAATGGAAAAAGAAACATTCGAATTTAAACTTTTCCAAGAATTATATATTATACGTGAAGATGTTTCTACTTTACTAATGAATAATTTAGATCCAGAAAACAATTTCAATATTATGATTACTTCCGGATCTAAAGGAAGTGTTGAAAATATGGGTCAGATAAGTGGATGTTTAGGTTTGGTTACCGCTGAAAACAATTTATTTCCCATGATATACAATAATAGAACATTTGCATACTATCATAGAAATGATGATAGAGGAGAATCAAGAGGGTTGGTAAGCAAATCTTTTATTGCCGGATTAGAATTTCCAAATTTTATAATACATTTACAAGCCAGTAGAGAAGGTCTAATTGATCAGGCCATAAAAACCGCAAATTCTGGATACGCACAACGTAAGTTAGTTAAATCAATGGAAGATATAATGGTTAAATATGATGGTACAGTAAGAACAGCAAATGATACATTATTACAACCAATATACGGTGATTCAGGTGCAGATACAACAAAACAATACGAATATACAATCAAGTTTATTGAAATGAGTAATAAGGATTTAGAAAACAAACATAAATTTACATCAGAAGAATTAAAAGATTTGAAAGATTATAAAGAAAAAGATAATAATTCTGTATATGAATTAATTAAATTTATGAGAGATGATTTAAGAACAGGTATGATAAAAGCAAAAGCAAATTTTGTAACAAAAACAGATACTTTTATGATTCCTGTTAACATATCACGTATTTTGGGTAATAAATTACATAATAAAAAATTAGAAGAAGGTGAAAAAGTTACAGCAAGTTATGTATTAGATAAATTAGAATCTATACTTGATAATGAAGTTACAACTCTAATGTGTATGACACAAAAAGTAAGAAAAAATAAAAAGTCATTGAAAAATAGAGATGAATTAGTAGGAAAGACTCTATTCAAATGTGCATTATATGATTCTCTATCTCCAAAGAGATGTGTAGTTGAATATAAATTAAGTAAGAAACAATTTGACTCTATTATAACAGAAATAGTAGGAGATTTCAATAAGAATATCGTACAACCTGGTGAAATGGTTGGATTGATAGGTGCACAGGCCATGGGAGAACCTCTTAACAGTGTAGGAGGTAAAAACGAGTTACCGTTAATAGCGGATAAATAATATCGTTAGTAAAAGTTAAAAAACTTTTGCGAGATAGTGATATACGGGAAAGTCTTGAAGCTTTAAGTACTAAGAATAGTATTGAAAAATATTATTTGGCCGAGGTAATACCCCTGGATATAGTAAAAATCTTAAAGTTAATATACAATTATATTAATAGAGACAATCCGTAGGCGACAATCTAATATCGTTATAGTAAGATTATGATTATCGCCTCAGAGACTACGTTGCTATCGATCGGTTATGACGAACTAACTATTCTGAACCGGTTTAAGGTA